TCTAATCCGAGAGAAATTAGGTTGGGATTACTCACAAACCCTTGAAGAAGGTATCTCTCTAACTTACAATTGGATCATTCAACAAATCGGCAAGAACCTTGAGGGCGCATGAACACTACGTATGACTATGAACGCGATACCCTGAAGAATTCTTTTACAGGGCAAACTAAAGTCTTCCAAAATTTCTCTCAGGCATACCAGGATTTGTTTGTCCTAAGTATGCTGAATGGAAAAAAGAACGGTAAGTATGTGGAGGTGGGTGCTAACCATCCTCAATCTTTGAGCAATACTTTCCTACTTGAGACAGTATTTGGTTGGCGTGGTTTCTCTGTAGAGATTGAGCGTGCAATGTGTGAGGTTTTCAACGGAGACATGGCACGGCAGAACCACTGCTATGAAGCAGATGCCACTACGTTTGATTACTCCGAGGCAATTGCTAAAGAGAAGTGGCAGGGACGTGTTGATTACTTCTCTGTTGACTGTGAACCTCCTGAGGTGACGTTCAATGCACTCAAAGCATTCCCCCATGATGAATTCCGTGCCAGCGTCATCACCTTTGAACATGACTCTTATAAGGACGGTGACACCATTCGTGATCATTCACGTCAATTCTTAGGGGATCTTGGTTACCAACTGGTATGTGCCAGTGTTTGTAATGGCGGCAATTCTTATGAAGATTGGTGGGTTGATCCTACTGTTGTAAAAGAATCAGTTTGGAAACCCTTTGAGTGTGCTGACGCAGAAGCACGAAGCATTTTTGTATGAAACTATCTCATTGGTATGGCAGACTCGGTAACAACATCCAACAATGTGCTGTTGGATTGATGTGTGCTCAGGCATACAGCACCGAGTTTATCCAACCCCTAGAGCACGAGATAATTTCTACCTTTACTGAAAAGTTTGGTGACACTCCACGGTCTGGGTTTAGTAAATTTTTTTATTACGATGGACCATTCAGAGAAGTCCCGATCGAAGTCAGTAAAATCTATACCGAGATGCGATCGTTTTGTAAAACATACGTCAGACCTCGTCTTGACCTCCCACCTGTGGAGGTGGATCCTGATTGCCTCGTTATCCATATTCGTAGTGGAGATGTCTTTGACAGGGGGGTTGATAATCCTGGTCAATATGTCCCTAATCCTTACTGTTTTTATGGTGCACTACTTGAGAACTTTGAGAAGGCAATTGTCGTCACTGAACCTGACCGACACAATCCAATTGTTGAAGAACTCAGGTGGAATCCTAAGGTTACGGTCCAATCTAAAAGCGTTGAGGAAGATTTTGCTACGCTAATGGCAGCAAAACATGTTGCCACGTCTGGAGTAGGGACGTTTGGTATTGCTGCAGCACTTTGTAGTGATAAAATTACGAATCTTTATTGCACAGACTTGTGTATTGGTGAGCATCTAAATTATAAAATGCTTTATAATACGGATGTAGTCATCAATATGATGGTCCTAGCAGACTATATCAAGACAGGAGAGTGGGCGAACACTAATGAACAACGAGAGTTCCTCTTTAGTTACAAGGTATAGACTCAAGGTTACTCATCAGAAATTGATTGAGAACCTGTGCCATGAGATGCCCTACTATTTTTTCAAGGACTGTGCCTACGGCAATGTAGACCATCCCTTGAGAAAAGAAATGAATCCTTACTTCAGTCATACGTTGCTGCACGTCAAGGGTACAACGTCTGACTTTTTTTATAAGTTTCCGTGGGATGAAATTGGTAAGGCAATCAACCTACCAGACAAGAAGATGTTCAGGGCACACATGACCCTGCAATATCCCAGACCTGATGCTGTGGATGTCCCTCACAATCCTCACGTCGATGACGACCGTCCACATGTAGTTGCACTCTATTATCCTAATGATTCTGATGGTGACACATATTTTTTTGATTCATCTGGTGAGGTGATACATACAGAGGAACCTAAACGTGGTAAAATAATAGTGTTCGATGGCAGGACACTCCACTCCAGTTCTTCTCCCTCCTCTAACGTACGCTTTTCTTTGAACATAAATTATGGCAGTCTATGATGTGTTCACGTTCTATAATGAACTGGACTTACTTGAACTAAGAATGAATATTCTTGGTAACGAAGTGGATTATTTTGTTATCAATGAAGCTAATATTACATTCACCGGCAAACAAAAACCCATGTACTTCTCAGAGAACCGTAAGCGGTTCAAGAAGTGGGAAGACAAGATCATCTATCATGAGACGATTGACGATAATGAGACGTTAGAAAACTTCTGGGAGAATGTTCCTTACCACCGGAGCATGAAGGAAGATGATATCTATAAACTGCCACTACCATACCAACGTGCATGCTTCCATAAGGACAGTGCAATCTATGCTCTGCTAGGTAAGGCAAAGGATGATGACATTATCCTTACCAGTGATGCTGATGAAATTGCCAACCCGGAAGCACTGAAATGTATTGATGAATGGTTTGATCCTACTAATCATTACGTTCTTACTGGTCCCCTTTATTACTACTACCTCAACGTCAAGTGTGAGGACCAGTGGATGGGAACTAGAGTGTGTGATTTCAAAACACTGAAGACAATGAGTGTTGACAAACTCCGTCAGTCACATCATGAGGCATATAAGATCGCTAATGCTTCATGGCATTGGAGTTTCTTTGGTGATGCAGATACGGTACGACAGAAGATGGATGCCTATGAGCATCAGGAAAATAATACAGAAGAGTTTAGGTCTAGTATGGAAGATAGGATCAAGCATAATCTAGATCCTTATGGTCGTAGTTATCTTTACCACCCAACTACTGTAGAGATCGACGACACTTTCCCTTCATATGTGAGGGCACAGAAGAATCGTAAACTGAAGAAGTTTGTGAAAGTATGAAACTGATTTCGGGACCAGCGGTCGCAGATCTTTGTGACTATAGTTTTGGTGATCAGGCAGGCATGGTAGGAGGAGTCTACGGTGCCTTTATGAATGATGCCAATTCATCTAACACTGATTTTTTATGTGACAAAGAAGTTATCAAACTATTCATTGATAACATCAGGTTGTATCACAGACCAATCAAGTGTGGTAATAAAAAGGATCAGGTGTGGATCAATGGTCTACAGAAACGTAATGATCTGATGAAACTATGTGCTTGTTATCCTGAGAAAAAATTTATAATTTTCTGTAATAACGAAGACACTCCTATCAATTCTGATATTGATATCCCTGACAATGTGTTGGGGATTTTTGCTGCAAATGCAGTGGGGTTCAAAGATAAACTATATCCATTTCCTTATGGTGTGGGTAGGAGGTTGAGTGCTAATGATGAACGTCAAAGTATTCTCCATGCTGCTATGGAGAAAGATCCTAAACCTAAAAAATTACTCTACATCAATCATGCAGAGCACACTAACGTCAGTGCACGTGGCAACATCCGTGAGATCTTTAGTAAAAGATCCTACGCGACGGTCGGGGAAGCGGTAAACTATGAGACCTACCTGAAAGAGATTCAGAATCATAAATTTATGATCTGTCCTCAAGGCAATGCAGTTGATTGTCATCGAAACTGGGAGGTGCTTTACCTAAAACGGGTGCCAATCATGGTAAAAGATGATTACTTGCAAGAGTTATATAAAGACTATCCTGTCTTATGGGTAAATGACTTTAGTAAGATCACTAAAACCGTGTTGTCGAATGCTCAAGATCTTTGTGACAAGGCTAGAAATATTGACACTAATCTGTTAGACTTATACTCGGTGTTCAACAGGGCAGTCAAACGTGCTAAAGATTCCTGAAGTCACACTGCTGATGCTGGCAGATGTTGACATACCGGAAGCAGTTTATGCTGTAAATAAATCATGTGAATCCATTGAATGGGGTGCTGTCAAATTCCTTGGCAGTAAAGGAAGACCAGAGGGTCTCTGTGATCAAGCACAGTATGAGAAAACTTATCCAATTCAAAGTATCAATGATTTCAATTTTTATTGCATATATAATTTTCTCAATCATATTCAGTCCTCGCACTGCCTCCTTATTCATCCTGACGGTTTTGTTATTCGACCTTGGTTATGGGATAATTCGTGGTTACAATACGACTACATCGGTGCCCCGTGGAGAGACGATCCAACCGCCTACCTCGACCCCTGGGGTAAGAACCAGCGAGTTGGGAATGGGGGATTTTCCTTACGTTCCAGAAAGTTATTACAAGTTCCCTCGCGTGTGACTGTGCCTTGGGAAGTCAACGAAGGAGACTTCTACAAGCATATGAATGCCGGACTATATAACGAGGACGGAAACATATGTATCCACAATCGGCACCTTTTTGAGGAACAAGGATGCGTCTTTGCTCCAGTGGAAGTTGCCGCTAGGTTCTCTAAAGAAGTAGAGTGCCCGGAACACAAAGGAATTGAGACCTTTGGTTTTCATTATCATTTTCAAGACATACGATGACAGTAAAATATTATCCTCTTTGGTGGAACCCTTGGCAAGATAAGCATCTTGATCTGGGTGGCAAGTCTGTCAGTATCTCTATTGATAACCTTGATTATGATCCGCAAGCAGATGTAAAAATTCTGTTCTTAGCGGAACCATATTCAATCCTTCCTACAGTGACTGAGGGAGCACTTCGTGGTGCTCATCACTTTGATAAGATCTACACGTTCACTCAGAAAATTATCGACACACACCCTCAAGCAGAATTGTTTGAATGGGGATCTAGTTGGTTGAACTTCTCTGATCTTATTCTGGATAAGGGTAACAATGTTACCTTTGTCACGAGTAATAAGAACCAAACTGTTGGACACAACATCCGTCTTGACATCTTTGAGATGCTCAAGAAGGTAGATGTATCTAATGGATTGCAATACTATGCACATAAGTCACCTCCTTTCCATCAACGGAGGAATGATTTCTTTGAGAACGCTAAGTTCCATATTACAGTAGAGAATTCTCGCCAACAGAATTACTTTACTGAAAAAGTTATTGATTGCTTTGCGTCAAAAACTGTACCCATTTATTATGGTTGTCCTAACCTTAGTGATTGGTTCAATATGGATGGTGTGATTGTATTTCATGATATGGAAGAGCTTGAACTTATCCTAAGACATCTGGACACTGAAATGTATGATTGGAGAAAACCTGCAATCGAGCAGAACTATGAAATTGCTAAGCGTTTCCATAGTGAAAACGATGTAGTGCCTAGACTTACAAATAAAATCAAGGAGTTTGTAGGGAAATGAGAGTAAGTTTTTGCATCCCTACGCATGATAAGAACCCTAGGTGTCAACAGTATTTGTTTGACATCTTTCATAGTCTGTCATTGCAGAGTGATATGAACTTCAATGTTTGGGTGTCCGATCACGGCACATCAAATAAAGTTCTACAGGCATGTGAAGAGTACGATGATCTCTTTGAGATCAACTACGTTCGCAACCCAAGTAAGGTAGGTAACATTTCTGCCAACACCAATAACGCTATGCGTTTAGCAGATGGTGAGGTCTTGAAAATTATCTTCAGTGATGATATGATTCTTACTAAGAATCTATGTGCTGAACTTGACGCTGCTTTTACTGAAGGAGTGGAGTGGGCAGTAACTGGATTTGCTCATACCTTAGATGATGGTAAGACTCACTACAATCCTAAGATTCCTGTCTATAACAATCGTCTTCTAGAGGGTGTCAACACCCTTAGTTCTCCATCTATTCTTGCCCTCCGTAATGGATGTGGTGAATACTTTGATGAAGAACTCACCATGCTGATGGATTGTGACATGTACTATAGGTTGTATGAGAACTACGGGGAACCAAAAGTTCTTCAGCACTATCATATTTCTAATAGAGAACACCCCCATCAAACACAACGAAAGTTTGAGGACCTTATGCCACAAGAGATTGAATATTTGAAGGAGAAACATAAATGATTGGATTCAATCACCTAGGTCGGCATGGTCGTCTAGGAAATCAGATGTTTCAGTATGCAGGACTACGTGGTATTGCTGCTGAGCATGGGTACGATTTCTGTATTCCTCCTAGCGATTTCCAAGATGAGTGGACTGACCATCAACTGTTTGAGTGTTTCAAACTTACTGGACTGACAAACATCGGGGTATGTCCTGGACCTTACGTTCAGGAAGAACACTTTCACTTTGATAAGAACCTGTTTGACAAGATGCCTGATGGGCACAATGTTTATGGGTATCTACAAAGCGAGAAGTGGTTCAAACATATTGAATCTGAGATCCGTGAGGACTTTGAATTCAAAAATAATATCAAAGAACCATGTCAAGAAATGATTGGTTCGGTTGACCGACCAATTGCTCTACATGTTCGGAGGGGTGACTACATAACTAACTGCGACAACCACCCTCCATGCACCAAGGATTATTATGATCGTGCCCTTTCGCACTTTGATTCTGACAGGACTGTCGTTGTTTTTTCTGACGATCCTGCCTGGTGTAACGAACAATTTGTAGAAGATCGTTTCTTGATCTCTGAGGGTGGTGACAATGTTGCCGACCTTTGTATGATGAGTCTATGTCACGACTTTATCATTGCTAACTCATCATTTTCATGGTGGGGATCTTGGTTGAGTACAAACTCAGACAAGACAATCATCGCCCCTAACCGTTGGTTCGGTGACGGGTATACTAAAGACCACGACACCTCTGACCTTTACTGTCCTAACTGGAAATCTATCAATGTCTGAAACAACCTACCAAGAAGGTGTTGAAATTCAAGATCTTGGGATGTACGAGGATCTTCAGATCCAACCGGTGAACTCCTGGGACCTGACTAAAACAACCTTCATCATTCCTTTGCGAATTGAAAGTGTTGATCGGATGCGTAACATCACGACAACACTAATCTATCTTCTGCGTAACTTTGACACGCAGATTATTATCAAGGAACATGATGTTGAATCTATTTTCTTGAAGAACGTGGTGCCAATGCTTGATGAAGCATTGCCCCCTGAGAAGATGGAAAAGATTCATCACATCTTTGAGAAGAGTGATGAGCAGGTCTTCCATAGAACCCGTTTGATCAACGACATGCTGATGTTGGTTGAGACCCCTGTGGTCTGCAACTATGACTGCGATGTCTTGCTGCCGATGAACAACTATATCTTGGCACAGAATGCCATTCTTTATGGTTGGATTCCCCCGAATGATCCTGAGGCAACTCCTGAACCTGTGAAGTGTGTCTATCCTTATGGGTGTGGAGAGTATCAATATCAGTTACGAGTTACTGATGAGGACTGTACTCGGTTCATCAATAGCAACTTCAACTTCAATGCATTTGTGAAGAATGCAACTCTATATGATGCCAAGTTTGGTTTCGTACAGTTCTTTGACACCAAAGAATATCTCAGACTTGGTGGTGAGAATGAAGGTTTCGTTGCCTATGGATATGAAGATGACGAACGTTATAGTCGCTTCAATCTTTGTTCACAAGTGCTGCGTCTAAATGATTTGATCTATCATATGGAGCACCGTCGTACTCCTAACTCTTGGTTCAACAACCCTCATATCGAAGAGAACCGTGCGTTGTGGGAAGAACTTGGTAACATGAGTAGGGACTCTATTGAAAAATACTATCAGAATCCCCTATACCTCAAGTATCGTGGTGTCCGCGATGGCAAACGCCAAGGCAAGGATGACTGATAGGAATAAGTCTATCGACAAACTGAAGGGGTTCCCTAAAGTTCTTTGGATCAATCTAGACCGTGTAACCCAGAGACGGGAATACATGGAAGATCAATTGAACTACTGGGGACTCACTGATAACCACCGCATCAGTGGTATTGATGGTGATGAGTATGAGGACAACCTGAAGGGTTCCGTACCTCATAATATGAACAAAGGTGAGATTGCATGTGTAATGTCTCACCTCAATGCTCTACGTTATTTTGTCGAAGAGACTGACCTAGATGAAGTCTTCATCATGGAGGACGACATCGATCTCTCCACTGTCAAGCATTGGACTTTCACTTGGAAGGATGTTAGGAAGCGACTGCCCATCAACTGGGACTGCCTGCAACTAACCATCATCAATCCCAATGGGATTACTCTCAAGTTACATCAAAGGTTCATCAATGATTTCTCTGCTGCTGGTTATCTAATCAGTAGGCACCATGCAACCAAGGTCCTTAGGTGTCACCTCCGTGGCAATCAGTGGAAACTGGATCAGAACATCAAACCTCGTGCAGTGTCAGAGGATTTGATTCTTGACAGTGGTAAGTCTTACTCTACTCCCCTATTCAATTACAGATTGGACATGGGTTCTTCAATTCATGAAGAACATATTGACATCTTTCATAAGGGTAGTAATGAGGCACTAGCACAGTTCTGGGAGAGAGATGCTAGGGAGCATACTGTCGATCAGATTATGGAACTAGACGAATATTGTGGTAGAATACCACCATCAGTGTACATGGAACAAGCACAGAAACAATGACAGAAGAGATCATCAAACAACCTGACTTCACTGAACCAGTTTTCTATGATCACATAGGTATCTTTGAGAACTTTGTACGCTGGGAATTCTGTGATTCTTTGCGTGAGGTTTTTGAATACTGGTACAACAAAAAGCATTTCGTAGGAGAATCCTCCGAGCATGCCGTCACAAAAATTGGAGACAATGATTTTACCATTGACCACTTCAATGATGGGGAATCCCAATTCCCTAAAGGTGGCATGGGTCGTAAGGACCATCAACTCTATCTTGAAGTTTGTGACACAACGATGACCGCTCAGGTCAACCAAGCAATTGGTCAAGCATTTGAGATGTACGTACAGAAGTACAAAGGTCTCGTTGATTCTTGTGATCCAATTTCTTCTTGGACCTGCAAACTACAACGCACTGATCCAGGTGGTGGATACCACGTATGGCATTGTGAGAATGGTAACTTCCTCTACCGTGACCGTGTGCTGACGTGGATGATCTATCTGAATGATATCCCCCCTGAGAATGGTGGCGGCACTGACTTCTATCACCAGGAGAAAACGTTCCATCCTAAGAAAGGAACTATTGTTCTTTGGCCTGCTACGTATACTCACATGCACAGAGGTTCATTCCTTACAGGCAATGAATCTAAGTACATTGCTACTGGATGGTTCTTACGTGAACCTGGTAACGTCACAAATCGTACGGTGAGTGAAGCACTGGGTAAGTCGCAACCTGTGGATAAACTAAATTGATTTTTTATACGTGCATAACCAACGGATATGACTCTGTCCCCGACGCATATGTTGAGGAAGGTTGTAGGTATGTTTTGTTCCATGATGGAAGCATTCCTACAACCAAAGGTCCGTGGGAGTATGTACATCTTGATGATCTAAATGTAGAACTTCCTGACTGTCCTGTTAGGAAGTCATATGTTATCAAGCATGAACCGCATATATACTTCACACAGTCTTCTGATCTGACTGTGTGGGTAGACGCAGCATATAATATAACCCGAGATCTTGTTGAATATAGTAGGAAAGTCTTTCGGCATCCTCATAGTTTTGTTGTACTACAAGAGCACCCTGACCCCCGCAGTTTGCTTGAAGAGTTCAATAAGTTGTATGCCGAAGGATTTTCTGACAGTTTAGAAATTACCAGGATGTCCGAGAGGATGCTGGATGGTTATGATCCTTACCCTAAAAAGGATTACAAACAAACAATCAACTGCGTTGTCTGGAGACATAACTTCCGAGAGAATAGGGAGTGGAACAGAGCATGGGCACGGTGGTACAGGAGAGGAGTCAACCGTGATCAAATTGCTAGTGCACTTGCTGAGCATGAGACAGGACTGATAGCACTGCGTGTACCGATGCAGGTCAGTCTTGACAATACTAATAGGGTCAAGAAGTACGAAGAATCTTATAATATTGATCGACCAACCAACAAACAGATCACTGACTTCCAAAATAAATTAGTAAAAATCTGGGACAGTGATATTACTTCTGCAATGATGAAGGCAGCAGTGCCTACTTTGCCTCATGAATTTGGAGAAAGAATCAAACATAATCAATTGAATGTTTATACATGTATCACTAATGATTATGATATCCCTCAAAATTTTTACTTTGATCCAAACGTAAAATATTGGATCTTCCATGATGGGAAG